AAACGTTTCTTAATGAAACGTTATTTGGGAATGACCGAGCAAGAAATTAGTGAAAATGAAACAATGTGGGCCGAAGAGCGTGGCGATAATGAATTATCACAACCCGGTGCTGCAAACCCACGTAGCGTGGGCATTAGCCCAGGCGGCATTGATGCTGACTTAGAAGGACTGGCTCCAGATGTAGGCGCTGAAGACGGTGGTGTAGGTGGTGCTCCGGAATCTGTTGCTCCGGGAGCCGCAGGTGCAGTTGGCGCAACGCCAGCACTTTAATTTAAAAAAGGTTAAATAGTACTATGTTTATAGCAGAATTATTTAACCCAGCACCAAAAGGTTATCAGGATGAAAAAGCGGACCAAAGTACGCTTCGGATGTCTGACAGCCGTAAGACACGTTTGACTTTAGCACATTTAAATCAGCTTAGACAATCACATGATGTTCGTAAACTAGAACACGAAAAGAAATTAGAAGCAGTAGCAAAACAATACGCACCGGCCCCAGAAGCTGGTCCAATGTAAAAACTAGTAAATCGCTAGTTATTCCTTTAAAATCCTTCAAAATATACCCATTTAACCTTTATATACGTAGTTTTGTGTAAATAACATTACAAAGCCACTTTATAAGGAGTTCATATGAACAAGTTTGAGAAATTAATTGAATACATCATTAATGATGAAGATCAAAAAGCTCGTGAATTATTTCACGATATCGTAGTAGAAAAATCCCGCGACATTTATGAATCTATCATGGACGAAGAGTCTATGGAAGAAACAGTACAAGGTCACGACAATGTTGAAAGCATGGTTGACGAAGTTCAAGCCGATGAAGAAGCAATGGGCGAAGAAGAAGATCAGCCAGAAGACGAATTTACTCTTGATGGCGATGACGATCAAGACGGCAACCCCGACGGTGCGTTCCCAGCAGATACAGGTACAGAAGATGGCCCAGAACATGCTGAAATCGAAGACCAAGTAATGAATATTGATGCTAAGTTAGACGAGCTATTAGCTAAGTTTGACGAAATCATGGGCGAGCCAGCTGAAGAACCAGCACAAGAACCAGCACAAGAACCAGCACAAGATCCAGCAATGATGGAAGGCGAACAACCAGACTGGTTAAAAGCCAACAAAGGTAAAAAAGGTTCATCGGCTGAAGATGACAAAGAAGATGACGAAGAAGATGACAAGCCTAAAAAGACTGAAGAATCTCGTACTAACAGATCTACTTCTGAATTAATGCGCGAATATGTTGACCGCATTGGTGATATCTACGGTGGAGCAGGTGATGCTAATGAAGGCGACGCAGTTGGCGCAGCCGGTAAAAAGACTTCTGTAAACACAAAGTACACAGGTAAGCAAGATGGTCCAGACTTTGGTGGTAACCCAGTTAAAACTGGTGGCCAAACAGCTAACCAAGATGGTACAAGTCCAACAAAAGCAAGTAACGAATACAACAAAGGCCAAGGCGAAATCAAATCTGGTAACGTAAATGTTCCAGGTGGTAAAGCTGGTACACCTAAGTCAACTGGTGACAGTTACGAAAAAGGTGGCGATAGCCAAGGTAACCCAACTGGTAAAATGACCGGTACAGGTGCTAAGAGCGAAAAGCAAGGCGAAAAAAATACTAAGAGTACGCTAGTACCGAACTCTGGTAAGAAGTAATAAGATAGGGAACATAAAATGGCTTTGTACCTAGCTGAGAACCTAACATTTGACCGTGCGAACATCAAGGTTATTACCGAAGATAACGCAGCCGGAAATGGTAAGGATCTCTATATGGAAGGGATATTCATAGAGGGAGGCGTTAAAAACGCTAACCAACGTGTTTATCCCGTTCACGAAATTGAAAAGGCTGTTTCCTCTATCAACGAACAACTATCAGAGGGCTATAGCGTCTTAGGCGAAATAGATCACCCAGATGATTTAAAAATCAACTTAGACCGTGTAAGTCACATGATTACTAAAATGTGGATGGACGGTCCTTGTGGTTACGGAAAATTAAAAGTATTACCTACCCCAATGGGCGAACTAGCAAAAGCTATGATTACATCCGGCGTCAAGCTAGGTGTTAGCTCACGTGGATCAGGTGAAGTAAACGAAAGTAGTGGACATGTTAGTGGTTTTGAAATCATTACCGTGGACATTGTGGCCCAACCCAGTGCCCCTCATGCTTATCCTAAAGCCATCTATGAAGGCTTGATGAATATGCGTGGTGGTGCTAAGGTATTTGAAACGGCAAGTGAAGCCGCTCAAGATCAAAAAGTACAGAAGTACCTGAAACAAGGCATTACAGCCTTAATCAAAGAATTAAAACTATAGGAGAAATATCCAATGTTAGATGCTATCAAACCATTGTTGGATAACGGAATTATTAACGAGGAAACTCGTACTGCTATTTCCGAAGCTTGGGAAGCTCGTCTTTCTGAAGCCAAGGAACAAGTACGTGCTGAACTACGTGAAGAATTTGCACAACGTTATTCACATGACAAACAAGTTATGGTTGAAGCTCTGGACAAAATGGTAACTGAGTCTCTCACTGTTGAACTACAAGAGTTCGCAGACGAAAAACAACAATTAGCTGAAGACCGTGTTAAGTTTAAAACACACATGGTTGAAAGCGCAGGCAAGTTCAACAATTTCATGGTAACAAAATTATCAGAAGAAATTAAAGAACTACGTGCTGATCGTAAGACGTACGAGAATGCTATTAGCAAACTTGAACAGTTTACAATCCGCGCCTTAGCAGAAGAAATTAAAGAATTTGAAACCGACAAACGTGCTGTAGTGGAAACTAAAGTTCGTTTAGTTGCTGAAGGTAAAGCTAAACTAGCCGAACTACAAGCCAAATTTGTTAAACAGTCTGCTGAAGCTGTTAAAGAGGCCGTAACCAGTTCGTTAGAGTCAGAACTGACTCAACTAAAAGAAGATATCCAAATTGCTCGCGAGAACATGTTTGGTCGTCGTCTATTTGAAGCATTTGCTACCGAATTCGCTGGTACTCATTTAAATGAGAACAAGCAGATTCGCGAGTTACAAGCTACTGTAGCTAAAGTAACTGATAAATTGTCTGAAGCAGTATCAGCAATTGAAGACAAGCAAGCTCTAGTTGAGACAAAAGAAAAAGAAATACGTATTATAAAGGAATCCGCAGAACGCAAAGATAAACTTAGCGAAATGTTAAAACCTTTGAATAAAGAGAAGTCAGCAATCATGCGTGACCTACTCGAATCAGTGCAGACAGATAAGTTACAATCTGCATATGAGAAGTATCTACCAGCCGTGTTGAACAATTCTTCTGTTGTTACAGTAGCTCCAAAAGCTACAGTATTAACAGAAAGTCGTACAACAGTAACTGGTGATAAAACTGCTAAAACTGCCGTTGAAGTTGCACAGACAGAAGAAGGTTCTAATGTCTATGAAATCAAACGTTTAGCAGGGCTTAAGTGACTTAACCCTTAAAGGAAAAAGAAAATGACACAAGCATTATTAGAAAGCCGTTGGGGCGAAACCAAAGACGCTCTGCTAGAAGGCTTACAAGGTTCGAAGAGAACTACAATGGGTGTAATCTTAGAAAACACTCGTAAAATGTTAGCTGAAAACGCAACAACAGGTTCAACACAAGCAGGTAACGTAGCAACACTTAACCGTGTTATTCTACCAGTTATCCGTCGTGTTATGCCTACAGTTATCGCTAACGAAATCGTTGGTGTACAACCAATGACTGGCCCAGTTGCTCAAATCCACACATTACGTGTACGTTATGCTGATTCTGTTACAGATTCAAGCTCATACTCTACAAGTACTGCCGCTGGTGATGAAGCACTAAGCCCGTTCAAGATTGCTGTTGCTTACTCAGGTAGCAACGCAACTGGTCAAGCTACTAGCACAGCCGCATTAGAAGGCGTAGCTGGTAACAAGATCAACGTTCAAATCTTGAAACAAGTTGTTGAAGCTAAGACACGTAAGTTGTCAGCTCGTTGGACATTTGAAGCCGCTCAAGACGCACAGTCTATGCACGGTTTAGATGTTGAAGCTGAAATTATGGCTGCTTTAGCACAAGAAATCACAGTTGAAATCGACCAAGAAATCCTAGGCTCTTTACGTGCCTTGGCTGCAACAGACTACACATTTGACCAGTCTGCTGTTTCTGGTACAGCTACATTCGTTGGTGATGAGCATGCCGCATTGGCAGTTCTAGTCAACCGTACTGCTAACTTGATCGCTCAGCGCACACGTCGTGGTGCTGGTAACTGGGCAGTTGTTAGTCCAGCTGCATTAACAGTACTACAAAGTGCTACAACTTCAGCATTTGCTCGTACAACAGAAGGTACTTTCGAAGCTCCTACAAACACTAAGTTTGTTGGTACATTGAACGGTGCTATGAAGATTTATGTTGACGGTTATGCTAACGACAGCCAAGCTGTTCTAGTTGGATACAAAGGTTCTAGCGAGGCAGATGCTGCAGCGTTCTATTGCCCATACATTCCATTGATGAGCTCTGGTGTTGTATTAGATCCACAAACATTTGAACCAGTCGTATCATTTATGACACGTTATGGATATGTTGAGTTAACAAACACAGCATCATCTTTAGGTAACGCTGGTGACTATGTTGGTGAAATCGCAGTAGCTAACTTATCTTTCCAATAATCAAGACTGAACTTGATTTAACGAAAGTTAAAACACAACCCAGGGATGGGAAGGCAGAAAAGGACCGAAGGGTCCTTTTTTGTTGGCCGCAAATAAATACATAATAACAAGGAACCATAATATGGCCGCACCAGCACAAACAGCACAAAAAACAAAAGTATCAAGTACACCAACTACAGTCAAAGCCGGGCCAATGACAAAAGTAGCTAACCCTACACCAGCAACCAAAATTGGAACAGCAGTGACAACAGGCGGAGCCGCAGGACATGCCGGTGTTGGCGCAGTGGCCGGAAGAGCAGATTATACTGCTAGTAATTCTATAACTACACTACAAACAGCCAAACCTGCCAAAGTAACAACAACATCGCCCACAGTAGCAAAAACTACCAACAGAGACAAAAGCTATCTATAATATATTTTTACGAAATAAAAAGGCTCTTTGGAGCCTTTTTTGTTGACTAAGTAAATGTATGAAAACTCTAATAGTAGGGTTTGGTGATAGTTGGACTTTTGGATCTGAATTAGATCGCCCACAAGAACAAAGTTGGGTAGCACAACTAGCTTCCAAACTTGATTGTGAACACGTTAATCAAAGTTGCCCAGCAAGTAGCATTGGGCATTTAACCGTACAACTATTTGATTTTATTAAAAAAGACTATACAGATTATAAAAAAATCTTTATGGTTGGACTATCTGGATCAACACGATACTTAACCTACAATAATTCTCGTAACGAGTTTGCTAACATAACACCCGACACAGTTTATAGCACTAGCGATATATACCCAAACGGACAACCTCCGCAAACATTAGATCATATGCGTGAGCTATTAAAACAAACGTATATGTATGTTGAGCATACAGAGTACAATAAATTTTTAGCAACGCAAACAATATTCTTATTTCAACAATATTGTTATCAACACAATATTGATGTAGTCTTTTTTAGTTACTTTGATAAAATTAATTTTGATAAAGAATTAGTTAATACAGATATAATATATCCTACCAGCATAACACAAGCATTAACTGGCAGTGAGTATTCGCAAGAAACAATGACACATGAGTATTTTTTGGGCAAATTGTTTCATCCAAACATCGCAGGTCATGCTAAAATAGCAGAACTATTAAAAGATTATTATGACAGCAATTATCCAGGGAATTGAAGGCGACGACCTTTCTTTTCACATTCGATTATTAGGCAACGACATTAATCGTCTACCCAACGATGTTTGGTTTTACCCATTAAATGATCATTACAATATACACAGCGCATCTTGGCACGATGCCCAGGTAGAACAGATTAATCGTGCTCGTACTGTGGTATTTTATGATTTGGTTAATACTGGCGACTACGAACACAGCAGGTTTGTGAAATTTGTTGAAGAATTTGAACACCCTAACAAGTATTATCTAACAGTAAACCAAAGTAACATAGAAATACCTGACGTTAAAATAATACAGTGGGACTTTATGTGGAATAGAATAAAAGCATATTATACAGCATCTATACCCGAAGAATTACACTTACATCATTACAGTTACGGTAACTATAAGTTATTTGATTTAGACTTTAATAGTCTTAGAAATAAAAAGTTTTTGTCAATGACAGGTAGAGAATATGGATATCGCACACACCTATACAACTTTGTAAAAGATTACGATGGTTATATATCTAATAGAAGTTTAGGGATTACATTAGAGAACACAGAAGTCATGGGTGCGTTTAATCCTGTACCTAATAATTTTTATCTAGACAGTTATTTTAGTTTTTATGTTGAAAGTAATTGTCAACAACAAAATTTAATACACATAACAGAAAAAACATTTGAGCCTTTGATTAAAGGACATTTTATATTGCCTGTGAGTAACCCTGGTACTATAAGACGCTTACGTGATTTAGGGTTTGCGTTTCCTAAATTTATTGATTATAGTTTTGATGAAGAACTAGATACAGTTCAACGTTTTGAGTTAATTAAGTTAGAATTTAAACGCCTATTAGATCTAGATTGGCACACGCTATATAAAGACAACCAAGACATATTAATACATAATCAACGCTGTATATTTTCTATACCATACGATCGCAGACTACTGGAAATTTTTAATGTATAAATTTTATAACAATTTGTCTTTTGAACAAGCAATAGACCATAAACAACAAAACTGGAACATTGATGATCCATACAGCTACAGATGCTGGTACGAAGAAGATGTAACAGAAAAAGAAATATTAGTAATTACTGTTGGTGATAGTTGGACCTGGGGAGACCATTTGGGTGTAATAGACTGGGACAAAGCCAGCAATGACCCTTGTAGAATGGAAGAAATAGCAGGGCGAGTATTAAGTAATCGTATGAGAGCCGACTGGGTTAATATTGCTCGCCCTGGTTGTAGTAACTATTGGATGATAGAACAATTAATAAACATAGAAGATCACTTACATCGTGTGCGTAACAAATACAAACAAATTTATGTAGTTGTAACATTAACAGAAGACTTGCGAGAATCAACTTACGCCAGGCGTATTAATGTTGATAAACCTTATCAAGAGTTTTGGGATAACAGCAATAGTATTAAAGAATTTTTAGTAAAAGTTGAAGGTTACTTGTTTTATAACTTAGAAGAATTCTTTAAACGTGTGCCGTTTGTTAACGCAAAAGTTAGTCGAGCATTTACTGATGTTTGGCTAGAAAATACCAGCCCGTTGTTATTAGAAAAAACCTGGTGTGATGTAATACAAGATAATATACAGTTTGACCGCTATTGGAAACCAGTTCCGTTTGTGGGACAAATGGCTATAGATCCATTGAATGAAAAGTTTATGTCGCAGTTGTCGGGGCAACGTGAATTAAGATATAAGGAAGAATTCTTAGATATAATGGATCGGGTAGGTCGTAGATGGAACTTTTTAGGAGCCAGTGACTACAACTTAAAAGGCAGTACGTATCACCCAAATGCCGCAGGGCACCGACTTTGGGGAGATTATCTTTATGTACATA